CCTCATTAGTTGATCCAGTTGTTGCACTATCACCTAAAAGCCATTGCCACAGTACATAAGCTTCATTATTAGTGTTTACCTCTGCATCATCACCAATCTGCACACCTCTTTGGAGGAATCTTTGAACTGTATTGGCATTAAATACTTCTGCTGCTGAATCATTAGAATGCCAATCATTACCTACACCTCTGACTCTATCAAAAAGCATGTGGTTGTCAGTAGCATCTCTGTTCTTAATCCATGCCCATGCTGTAATCTTAGAAGCAGTATCATCTAGGTTGTCTACATTTACAGCTTTAAAATCTGTTGGAATAGCTGCTGCTGATAAAAATCGTCCATTAGCATCTGTATTTAAAGTTGTAGCTGCTCCATTGAAAACCATTTGTGATCCAGTATTAACTGAAACAAATCTTGGAGAAGCATTAGCATATATAGCAAAAGTAGGATTATTTTGATCCGCAATACTAAAAGTAGGACTGGTTGAAGGAAAAGTTGTTGTGGCTGAAAAATCTCCATTAATCCAAGTTATTTGTGAAGAACTACCAGCATCCCAGAATCCCATCCACATTTCTTTAGTGTCAGCATCATAAGCAATAACACCTACATCTGCCGTGGCAAAAGTAAAGCCTAAAGCTATACTAGCAGCTATAGAAGAACCATTTTGATACATATCAACAGTAGCACCACTACCTGTAAAAGTAAATCCAGCTTGACCACTTCGTTGCCCTACATATCCAAATTGGTCAATGCTTTCAATATTAGACATTCCCCAGCTTATATTGCCTCCAGTTGTAGTTCCTGTAGCAAATTCCATAAACCACTTTCCTGAAGGTATGGCTAGATTATTTTCGGACCAACCAACAGCTAACATAGAATCACTAGCACCTACTAATTTAGTATTGCCTTCACTCAATGTACCAGCAGTAATATTATTAGGTCTGTAGATAGTAGCAAAGTTAGCACTAGGAGTATCTATAAACTGATCATGTGTTGCCCAAGCAGAACCACCACTCAGATTTGCCTCTGTAAAATTAAAACCATTTCCAGAAGAATCTGTTCCCATGCCATTTCCTGTACCAGTGGCATTTTCAAAATCTAAACGAAAGCCTCTATTTCCATATGCTCCAACATTAGTTTTGTAGTCTTTTGGAATCCATCTATTAGTAGATGTATCTACTTCACCAAAGTCAGTGGGTGGTTTTAACTGTCCATCTAAAGCATTAAATTCAGCAAGATAAGAACTTCCTACATACATAGTATAATTAGAAGCTACAGGGACAAGTAAACCTACAGAATGCTCTTCATTATCAAATAAGAAATAATCAGCATTAGTAGCACTTTGATAAGATGTATCTGTGCTTGTTACTTCTACACCGTTTATCCAACATTTAACTTTATCAGCACCTGTAGCATTATCAGCATCAATGTTCCAATGAACGTGTGTCCAGTTTGAAGTAGATAAATAACTAATTGGTAGAGTAAAATTTTTATTAGGACTTGGACCATCAAGTGTCATATAGATTAATTCTTGACCAGCTTGGTCATTTATATAATGCCGAAGACGGTCTGTTTGTGAAGAATTAGAGGTACTTATAATTTCTTGGGCAGTACCACTTTTACAAAATTTTATCCAGTAACTAATTGTAGCTTGAGAATTGCTTGATCTAGCTTCATCACTAACGGTATAGGTATATAATAAGTATCTCTGCTCTCCATCGTCAAACATGGCAGAGTTGTCGATAGTAAAGGTATCTGTAAAGGGTACAAAATCTCCTACTTTTTGGTTTTCTCCATTACCTGTATAAAGAGTAGCATCAAAGTAATCTTTACCTTGAAAAGTTGGTGCAGCTAAATCTGCAGTACTTAAAGTTTTATTTCCTGTCCCAATTGTATGTGGAAATTTTGATTTCTCAAAGTGCATAGTAATGTCATAGTTATTTGATCTTGATGCAAATGCATAATAGGTTAGGCCAGCAACAGTTGAGATTGCACTTCCTTGAGCAACATCATCTTTGAGAAATGTAATTTCATTGGCATCAGCATCATACCTAACGGTAAGCACTGAATTTGTTGTCATAGCAGCACCCAAAGCACTTGCAGTTGTTCCACTTGACGTAACTACAATACTCCTACCGTCTTCCATGTAACCATAAGAAGCATTATATGGCAAAGCCAATCCATTACACACATTGTTTGATGGACTATCAGCAGCAGCCTGTAAATTATCATAACAACAAATACCTACAATACCGTCACCGTTATTCCATGTCGATTGAAATTCCGTTGTTCCAGAAGTTGCCAGTGGCAAAGTTGAAAAAGTTCCTCCATCAGACCCACCTGCTCCAGTAACTTTTAGGTTTCCCTCTGTAATAGTAATTGTGGAGTTATCCTCTCCATTATTTTTTAAGACATCCATTATTGCATGAACATTACTAGCTGTATTACTAGATTGATTAACACTCGTTATATTAGTAGGTGTAAAGTTATTACCCAAAGTACTACTATCTAATCCTAAAGAACCAGAGTTAGAAAAGTCAAGACAGAAACTATTACCTCCTGCTGCAGATGCAAGAGCAGCTATGACACTATCTTTCTTAGGACCAAACTGTGATCCATTAGTCCCGTATGTAAATGAATTTAAAAAATCTGTAACGGCAACATCACCATTTTGTATAGAGTCTGCGTTTAAAAAACAAATCTGAGTCATATATGCATTTGCATAAACCGATGTTGTTCTTGAACGTCTGCCTATTTCATTGGCTTGATTATTATTCCAAAATGTTTCGCCGCCACTTGATGGTTCTGCTGCACTACCAGTAGTTAAAGTTTGTTGTATTCCGTTTACATAAACTCTAACTCTATCTTGTGCAACTGTTTGATTACTATCGTAACTGACAATGCAATGATACCAACCAACATCTCTAAGCAACGCTGATGTTAACATATTCATAGATGCATTATCATCTTGAACCATCAACTGTCCCGTTGCTTCAAAAGCAATGCGAAATTCATTAGTGCTAGTATTTGCAGAAAAAAACGCCATTTCTGTTGAAACTTTATTCAATTGAAACCACCATGCAAGTGTCCACCTAGTTCTATCTCCTGCACTAGCAGGTGTTCTGGACAGATAATCTGCTGACCCATTGAACCACATAGAATTAGGTATATCAGTTGGATCAAAAGGTGTTACACCACCTCCTGATGCACCACCCGCCGCTAAAAGAAGATTATTACTAAAAAGAGTCATTAGGAGTAAGCCTTTGTTAATATTGCTTGAACTTTGGTAGATGTATGCACAATATAATCTAATCTATCAGATGAATCTATACTAGTAGAAAGAGTAGGTGCGCTTCCGTCTGGAAAATCCCATGATGTTCCGTAAGCTAATGTACGTGATCCTGTCCCATCTTGAATAATAAATATACTTCCTACTTGTCCTGCCACACAATTTGTAGGATTTTCTAAGGTTCTATTTCCTGCTAATGTTACAGTAAAGTTTTGTCCTGCATTAAAATCAACAGCTATACTTGTTGCATCTGTAAGCTGTTGAATATTAGCTACAGCAGATTTACTTATATGTATTTGTTTTAACGGTGATACTACACTAACACCTAAATTACCAGTTAAAGTTCCACCAGTTAAAGGTAAATGATTAGCAATACTCGTAGCTAAAGCAGCAGAGGTAGCTACTAACTTAACACTAACTGCTGCTATATCTGCTTTATTTACTGAAGTAAGCACACTTACAGCAGCAATTCTAGTTTCATTAGCTGCAACCGATACACTTACTGTGTCTACTCGCGCACTTACAGCAGCAATCTTTGTTATATTAGAAGCTACTGATGCACTAACTGTATCTACTCTGGTACTAACTGCAGCAATATCTACTTTATTAACAGATGTGAGTACACTAACTGCATCAACTCTAGTACTTACTGCTGCCACATCTACTTTATTTACAGAAGTTAATACACTAACAGCATCTACTCTCGTACTTACAGCAGCTATATCTACTTTGTTTACGGAAGTGAGTACACTTACTGCATCTACCCTTGCACTCACTGTATCCACTCTTGCACTTACTGCTGCTACATCAGCATTAGAAGCTATTGTTGTACCCGCAATAAAGATATTAGTAGCAGCAAATAAATTATTAGCTGAAACATCTCCCGAAAATTCTGCTGCTGCACCAGAGACTTTAGTAGTAAAACTTCCTGTAGCTGCCTTTAAATCTGTAATAGATAAACTAGGATTAACAATAAGAGTAGCACTCGTATCTATTACACTTACTGTTACTCCTGCTTCGGTTGCAATTAATCCACTCGTAGCCGTCACTCTAATATTTTGAACTGTACCACTTGAACTAACTAAAGTATTTAATTCCTGTGCGGTAGCTGTTAAAATAGTACCATTTAATTTTAAAGTTGAAGAACCATCAATATTTACAAAACTGCTGGATAATTGTAAAGGAGAAAATGATCCATCTGCAGAACGAATTGTTTTTAATGTGCCTGTAATGCCCTCATTAGGAATCGTACTAACAGCAGCATCACTAGCATAGAGCAATGTTTTGTAAGTATTTATAATTTCATATGCTGTAAAATCGTCACCAGTTGCCATTGTTTTTTCCTATATATTAGACCAGTAAGAAAAATATTTTTGATCGGTAGAAGGTTGCCATGAAACTCTTAAAGGTTTTTGACCTACAGCACTTGTACCTGAAATAATACTTACTGCCATTCCTACTTCTACAGTTCCTGTAATTGCTCCTATTTTAATAGGACTACTATTTAAATCCAATCTAGTTCCTTCGCTATCAAATCTTTGAAAGATAGTACCTGAAGCTGTACTGGTTGAAGGATGTTCTTGCTTAAAAGTTATTTGCGTAGGTGTAAGTAAATCTTGAGATAAAGAAATATTAAAAAGTTGTGATCCATCAGTAGATACAGGAAATATTTGTGTTACAAGAGTTTTGGTAGTTGGTAAATTAAATTTAGATACATCATCCCAATCATAAGTAGCGTCTGCCCATGTTATATTTCTATCCCTATTAGAAGGTGGACGCGGATTATTTATATTTATATCTTCTCGTACATCCGGTGATTTATTTTGTGGATCATTTTTTAAATCAAAACCACCTTCAAAATCTGTAGGACATACAAGTAAACCATAACTATTTAATCTCATTACCCTATGAGGGTAACGAAATCCACAAGTATCGCATATAGCTAATGCATTTCTATCGGAAGCCATTAGTAAACTCTAATTCTAGGTAAGAAGTATGCACTTGCTCTTTCTCTATCTTCATGCATAGCACGCGCTAATCGTTCTTCATACTCTTGTTTAAGAAATGAAATACGACCTGCTTCTATACCGGGACGTTTCATAGACATATAATAAGATAAACCAACTGTTAAACAAGGTAGAAACCTACGCGATATCTCTGGAGTTTGACTAGAATTATTTACATCCTGCATGTAACTAATTTTTTCTAACTTTACTACATCTGTATTAAGATTAGATAAAGGCCACAAATGCACTATAATATTAGAACTAGTTCTCCGTACTGCATACTGCATAGGTCTACCAGTCTGCGTCTTATTAGGAATTTTCAAATATTCTTCCATAGTAATACGCTCTAATTGCAAATCAGTATTATCTCTATTAAGAACAGTCTCAACAACATCTATAGTAGCGGATGACATAGCAAACGTAGTTACACTTGCTGCTATAGATACTGCAGTAGTATCGGCAGTCCAAAGAAGAATACCTCTATTCTGCCAATCTTGTAACAAAAGATTAATAGAACGACGAGCAGATGCAGCTTGATTACCTAGTGTTTGTTCACCACCAATCATCTCACTTGCTTCTTGAATAACTTCATCTATATCCATAGAGAAGTCATATGTTCCACTAGTCGCCATTAGGTTTAATCCTTATAAGTAATTTCTTTTCCCGGTTCAAAGTCTACTACAACATTTTCTTCTGGTCCTACTACCGATGGACCTTTACGTGCTGCACCAAACCCTTGACCTGTTGGCCTACCTGTACACTCTTTCATTGCTTTATCATATGCTGCCATTCCTTTTGCATCATATGCATAAGTCTTTCCCATAAAGCTAGGCATTATGCTCTCCTTTTTTTACTTCTTCCTTCTGCACTCAATTCAGCAAATCTCTTTTTCCCATATTTTTTACGTCCAATACTTGCTGCAATGGCATCTGCAGCTTTTTTGCTTTTGCCACTTTTTTGAATGCTTTTAGAAACTTCGGCGAAACGCGCACCCGTACCTAAAGGTGGCTTCTTCTTTTTCTTTTTCTTTTTTTTCTTATCGCCAGTCATTTGTTTAGATTGACTAGCGCGAGAAATAGCCATTAGGGAAGTTTCCCGTATACACCCGCATCTGACATACGACGGCGTTTTTTCTCTTTTTGAGCGTGAGTACCTGTAAGATCAGTCTTACCTACAGCACCGCGCCTACCACCAATGCTCCGATCTTCAAAAGCAATTTTACTACCTTCTTTCTTTTTAACTACTTTACCACCCTTATTTTTACGGACAATATCGCTACGTTCCCCTACCTGTTGTGGGTCTTTAGCAAAAAATTTTTTTTCTGATGCATATCCTTGAGCAACAAGTTTTTCACCTTCTTTTGACATTTCTTTTCTCCTTTAGTTTGCATTTGGAATAAGAGGATTATCTGCACCTGCAGGACTTGCTGGTGCTTCCATATCATCTCTCCTAGTCCTGCGAACCTGATTGAGATGAAGTTGTAGAATTTGAGAATATCGTTGTTCATAAAACTGAACAGCAGGAAAATCTTTTTGAAATAACATTGCTTCAATCATGCAAGCATTAAATAGAACATCATAACAAAACTCACTAAAATAATTATTTTCTATTAAAGTTCCAGATAAAGCTGAAGTAGCAGCAGATACATTAGTTGGTCCAAGAGCGGACGGTCTGGCTACATATACTACATGAGAAGTATAAGATGCACTTGGAGTTGGTGCAAGTAAAACTGTTGTACCATTTCTAGGAGCATAGTATCGTGGTTCTCCTACAGAGGCAGATACAGGCCAGTAGTCATTAATATATTCATCAGTACGCATAAGCAAGCTAATTTTAGAACCTGCTGTATTATCGTAGTGAATATTTTTTACAATGAGAGTACCACTAGGAAGAGTAAATAAATTATTTCCTGCAGTAAAGTTTCCCGTTTCAAACTTAACTAATCCGTAATCATCTAAATCTTTTACTAATCTTAATTCGGCACGGTTCACCATACGAGGAACATTCTGGCTAAATTCAGCACCAGTATTATCACACGCTTGAATTATATCATTGGTGAGATAAGTATAACTAGCCATAGAAGATAGCCGTTGTACCACCAGCAGGAACAGATACTGAAACTTTTCCTACCATCCTAATACCAATTTCATCAAAAGTTAAATAGTTTGCATCAATAGCAGTAGTCTGCACATATTTAATAATGTTTCCTTTTACATTATTCTGTGCATCTGTAGATGTTCCTTTAATAAGAAACTGACCAATACCCGTAGAATACACACCACGAATACGGGTATCAGCAAGTGTTACACTTGTTACTGTATCTACAGGTCTACCAACTCCTGATACAAATGCTTGTCTTATATTTGTTGGCATATCATAATCCTTTGGGGTGAAGTAAAACTAAATACATTATAACGTATAAGTTATAAAAATAGAAGGGGTAAGAGTAAATAATATCGTTTACTCTCACCCCCTTAGTTAATTAATAGTTCTAGTCGGATTAACCCGAAGAACCATAATATCCACGCCAATCGGACCAGCCGAAGCTGTACCGTTCCCGCGCCTTAAAGCGAAGGTTCCCCGTATCGAAATCCGGTTCCATCTTCGTTTGAAGCGGTACACGATCAAACATCTTCGCACCATTCGGGCAATCTGTCCGAAGGAACCAAGCGTCCACATCCGTGAAGCGGTGATTAACAAAATACCCTTTCGGAACTACACCTTGGGTACGCAGGGCATTGATGTCATTGGTATTCGTGATACCATTACCACCATTAGCTGCCGTAGTCGTAGACAACGTGCTGTTCAGAATCTGATCCGCAACAAAGTTTAGATCAGGAGGTACGTGCATTGATTCAGCGGTAATTCCAATTAGAATACCACGATCATCTTTGGCTTTAGCAATTTGAATCAAACCAGATTCCAGTGAGGCTTCCGACAAGTCAGTAGCACCAAAGGTATTGGACTGATTACCAGCATGGGAGGTTGGGTGAGCAGCACTGAAAAGTGACACACCATCTCCACCCGTGAAGTTAGCATTAAAGCCGTTGTTGAAAATATCGGCACCTTTAACCTGCTTCGTGTTTGCCATTGAACGGGCAAGACCACGTGCGCGTAGTTTAGCAAAGGTGTCGTAAAGGTTGTCTTCCATAGCTTCTTCCGTTACAGCAAAAGCAAGGGCGACCGTTTCATTCGTATACCGTGCGGTATAACCCTCACGGGCATCATCGAATTGAACAGCAGCACCCTCAGTCTTAACTGGAGCAGTACCAAAGCCAGTGAACAGAACCTCTTCCTCAAACGCACGATCTGATTTTTCTACGTCAAACAGAACACTATGCTCTGCAGCAACGTCATTGTATTCCAAACCAAATACGGCGTTTAGACCGGGAAGAAGTTCTTTCGCAATACTAGCGCGATTTATAGCCATTACTAATTACTCCTTCCGTTACGAGACAGTTGAAACAGTGAGATACGCATCGACATTCTGAACCAATCGCACTTCGCAAAGTGGGAAGGCACGTTCTGCCGATGAGTTAATCACATTGTTACCGGGTTGATCCACAAAACGAATAACACGTAGCATCCGACTTACAGATGTAGCAGAGTTAGCCGCCAGTCCAAAACCTGACATACCAGTGGCAGTATTACCTGAACCAAAAGTAACATCAAAGTTAAAGCTGTTACGACTACCCGCCGACAGCGAAGCATCAGCTTGAATAATGAATGTAGCATTGGGGTTGTCCACCACCATTGCCTCTGCATCGCTTGCTACCGTACCTGCTGGCCAGTGTGCTGACCATTTAGGTTCGCCCTGTGCATTGGTAAAACGACATCCCATAAATACGCCAATGGCGCGATCAGTGGAAACGCTCATACACTTAATAACACCACCCGAATTTTTAACAATATCACCCGTGAAGATGTTAGTGTTATAACCCGTCGAAACGGGATAATCATTCATGCCATTAGTGTTAGCACCAGAACCACGTATACGGGAAGGACGCAAACCAAAAGGACTATAAGTATCAGTCATAATTGTTTTCCTTTCCTTAAATAAAAATACATTGACAACGAAAGACTAATCTTGAAAAGAAGGTCGTCTACCCGTTGTAACTTGACTTCGACTTGTATTAGAGATAGGCATTCGTGAATCTGAATTACGCATCAACTGAATATTTACAGCATCCACTACTTCCTTACTCTTGTTTTCAAAAAATTCTCGACGCGATTCAGCTAGGCGTACTGGCATTTTTGCCAAGGCCAAGTCTCCACGACAGACCGCTCCTGTATATCGTCCTTCTTCTCTCACGATAGAAGACTGCATCATTTCTGGTACTTCCTCTGCTTGGACTATATCCCATCCTTCCTGCATTTTCTTACCCATGTTTTTATAATCTTCTTGATCTTTAATCGAGATTCGTATCCAACGAAGGGTCATCCCCTCGTTTTGAAAACGATGGGTAACAGTATCAGGAATTTCTAACCAGTTAGGTTCATTGTAAGTATAGTCTCCAGAATTTTCTCTTTGTTCTGCGTTACGTGATTCATTTTCTCGTGTCATTGTATTTTTTCCTTCCACGCTATTCTATTAAATACTGGTGTAGTCGCCGTCAGCTTGTTCCACTTTAAGCTTTTCTACGGCGTACTGTTCAATGGATATCCCCCACTTATCAGCTAAACGTAAGTCTTCTTGAGTAAGCTTGACTTTATTTTTAGCCTTGGAGGTTTTAGGTGTGCGTGATGCACCTGCTACCACTTGAGCAGAATTTGACGATGTATCCTGCAAACGAGGGGTTTGGTTGTCAGCAGTACCATTAGCAAACTTTTGTGGATATCGCTGCCTTAGTACTTCATCTACCTTAACATAAAATTCATCATCCGAAGGATCATATCCCTCTTCTTTTAATTCGTGATCAATCATTAAAGCAGCAGAAGTCATAATTTGATCGTTACCAAACCAACTATTTCTACTTGCCCATTCAACTGCTTTAGGGTCATACTGCTGTGCTACTTCAGGATTTTGTTGAACTTCCTGCACTGCAGTTTGTACTCTATGATTGTAATCTTCCCATGCTCTTTTTTGTGCCTCTACTTGAGACATATCGGCATAGGTTTTACTAATCGTTTCTTGTGCAGCAAGCATCCTATCTGTATCTCCAGATTCTGCTGCCTGTTTGTAAACATCTTTAGCAATTTCTAAAGTACTTTCGAGTTTAGATTCGTTCGTATCAATAGAAGTTTTTAAACTAGAAGATAACTGTGTATCTTTTTCTTTTACCGCTAGGCGAAGACTAGACAATTCATGGCGTAAAGTATTTAATTCATCATCTCGTTCTTTACGTTGTTTGATTAATTGTCTGATGCGTTTTTGTGCACCTTTAGTTTCTATTCCTTCTAGTTCTTTAGGTTCTTCCTGTTCTTCTGTATAACCTTCATCGGTAGATTGTTCTGTGACAATTTCTGGAGCAGTAGCAACTACTTCTTCTTCTTGTCCTTCTATTTCAATTTCTACTTTCGGTTTTTCTTCTGCTTCCTGTACTTCTATTGTTGACCATTCTTCACTCATACTTAACTCCTTGTTTTACGTTAGTAGCGAAATCTAACGAATTGCGCTGTAATAGATATTTTATACTATAAGTATAACAATATGCAAATTTTAATTTGATAAATTATATGTGGTATCTAAATATGTTGGGTCTTCTACCTTCATAATTACTTGATCATCAAACAATAGAAGTAACTTAGAACCTTTATAAACAAACTTTTGTCCACTGTACTTACCAAAACAAATGTAGTCATCTTCTTCACACCACGGTCCTAAAGGAAACTTTGTTTCATCTTTGTAAGCCAAATCTCCTAGTTTCAAAACTTTAGCTACCGTAGTCAAATAAGCTACATCATCTTGCACTCGATCAGGAAGAATAATTCCTCCCTTTGTTTCTTTCTTTACTGCAACGGGTTGAACTAAAATATGAAACCCCGGTAAAGAAGGAAGTGTAGTTTTGTCAATTAGTTTGTCTTCGTCTGTTAACCACTCGGAATTATCAATAGTCTTATCCATTCTAACTGCTTGCATCCTTAGTCCTCTTCTAGTTTAAATCTATTGTTGATAATATCTTTCAAGCAATCCTTACTCCATTCTAATCCTTGAATTGTACCAACTGCTTGACGATACTCATCATAACTAGAAACATTTCCATACGCAAGCGATTTTTTTATTTCTTCAATTTGATTAGTTAACTCGTTACCCATCTGTTCCCAAAATTCCATATTACTCCTTACCTTGACTCATCATTTGCGTGTCTACAAATTTACTTAAAACATCAGCAGCTTTTAAAGCTTTATCTCTATTAATATTTTCTGATGTCTTTGCTAACTCTAGCAGTCCTTCTAAGGCAGCTAGTGCTACTTTCGTATCCCTATCTTTTTGTTTCTCAACTTTCTTACTGGACATATCAGCACCAGCTTTGAACATATCAAGTTGAAGTTCTGCTTCCTCTAGGGTTAACTCTCTATTCTTCAATGCAGAAGTAGTTAGTTCTTTAGCAGCAGCTATTTCTAGTTTCTGTTGTTCCAGTTGTAATCGTTGCTGTTCAATACCTAGCATTTGTGCTTCAGGGGATTGTGCCATTTGTTGCGCTGCCATTGCAGCATTTGCCTGTTGAACTTGTTGTGCTGCCATCATTTGAACTTGATCAATAACCCTTGGATCATTTGGATCAACCAGACCATCCGCTACTGCTTGTGGTCCATACTGTTCAATAATTTGTTCGGAAACTCCTAGTATCTGTTCTTTGTACTTCATTATAATATGTTCTTGAATATTAGCCTGAAGAATAGGAACAATCCTTTGCATCATAGGATTACCCCCATTCATTGGGTCTTGAATAAAAGAAGTCTTAATTTGAATATGTGCCGTATGATCTTGACCGGGGAAAGCTTGAATGGGCATTCCTTTAACTGCAGCTTGAATATCACTCACAGGATCAAGAGGTTCAGGCGCAGGTTTACGTGGCATAACCTTGTCTAAGTTAGGTAGGTTAGCAGCAGTAAGAATAGTTCTATTTAGTTCTTCTACATTGAACATACCGGGAGGTGCTGATTGAGACAACTGAAGTGCTAGTTGTGCCATCATCATGCGGTGTGCGGAAGAAGGAATATTAGGATCAGATACTGGTATAATATCAATCCTGCCATCAAAGTCACTTTTATAAATTGTTAAAGCATTAGAAGGAATATCAATCATTGATTCATCTGGTAGGTATTCATTATTAATTCTACCTATCAAACTAAATTCTCTATGCTGAGATTTATGTAAGCGTTTATGAATGGCACTAAAGAACTTACTACTAGCTTCTAACAAAGCCATTGTAGTTCCTACTGGTCCGTAGTTAGCACTATCTGAAATAACTTGTTCTGTAGTATCCGCAAACTTTTGAGCAGTGCTACTTACAAAGTTTAACATTTGGAAAAGAGTTTGAGATGGTTCTTTGTAAGGCAGATTAATGATCATCTTGCTAATGTCATTACCTGTAGCTTCTACCTCCCTAAACTCACCGGGACTAATAGGATCATTGTCTCCTACAATCCGCATTCCTTTAGCTTTAAATCCACCGGGAAGATTAGCAAACTGTCCTGCATCTACCAAGCTACGCATTGCTGCAGTAGCAGTCATTGTAAGATTTCCAAGGAAGTGAATTAATCCTAGACCATAGAAACCAAATCCCGGTACAAACTTATAATGCGTGAAGAAAGTTTTCTTTTCTCTACGAGGATCATCTTGATTATAGTTCCTTCGGATAGACAGAACCTTTCTACTTTGTTCCTCTATCGTTACAATGTAGGGTAGCGGGACATCATCTTCATCACCAAACTTACCGGGAAGATCAAGATAGCAATGCTGTTCTAGTAAAACATATTGAGGATCATTATCTCCTGAAGGAGACATACCCATAATAGTATCCATCTTCTGGGCAATAGGTGTAAGATTAGGCATTCCTGCTTCTGGTAGTTCCTCATCATGGTACATTCCTGATACCATATCCCTACGCATTTCTACAGGACTACGATAAATTACATGGGTGTACCTATCTGCATTCTGTAAATCAGTAGCGTAATAAGATACATAGAACTGATCAATAGGAATAAACTCTGACACTGGGCGATTTAGATTTCCATCAAAGTAAATCTTTTTAAAGGCAGACCCAATAAGTGGAAGATGGAACAGCATCCTTTCAAATTCATCAAAGTATTCTGTCATCTGTTCTTGAACTTGGTAGTTCATAAACTCTTTAACCCGTTGCGCCTGTGCTTCTCTATCTTGAGTTACATTTCCTATAATACGGGTCTTTACTGGTCCTGATGCAGGAAATAATTCTTGGGTGGCTTTAGACTGAAACTTAACTGCTGACTCAATAAGAATAGGGTGAACTGCTGTACACGCTCCCTCAAATGGTTCTGATCCTTCCTGTAGCTTTAAGCCTAATAGATCAAAGCCACGCTCAAACATACTTTCCCAATCTGCACGTGAATCTTTATCTGCTTCATAATTATCATGGACTTGGGTGGAGATTTCTTGAAGTTCATCTTCATCTAGTTCAGTAACCAAGTTACGAAAGAAATCTTTATCTTCTTCTTTTAACTGTTGTTTGGATAAATCTTCCCCTACATTACTATCAAACATAACGACAACACTACCGTCAGTTTCATCAAACTCCATTGTAGGTGTATCGCCTTCCACCTCTTCCGATACTTCTGTTTCTATTACAGAAATTTCTACTTGAGGAATAGGATCAAAAGGATTTCGTTCAGTTGCCATTTTTATATGTATCCTTAAACTTTAAATGTATATGTTGCATTAAATCTTTTTGATATCTTCGCCATTTACCCTTACACATTTCTGGTATAGTACAGTCGCAAGGTTTTTTAGTGCATCTATAATTTCGATAGTCCGGTCGTACTAAGTCATGGTTT